TGACGTTGCCGTTGATCGTGACGATGCGTCCGACGCGACATAGAGTGAGTCTGCTGTTCGTGTATGGAGGTTTCCATAGCTGGGTTACGGAAAGCTATTCAGGCGAGAATGTAGGTCATCGTCCCGGAGAACGTGCCGATGTTCTGCCCCGCGCCACAATTGGCATAACGGAAATTGCCATTCGTTTCCAGAATGAAATCACGCTGGCTGCCACCATCACGCCCCGACCACGTGCCATGCGTGACGACCGCAGGCCTCCAACCCTCCGGAATTGTACCGAACTGTCCACTGCCCCACGAGTCAGCGCTCGCGCTTTTCCAGTTGATGCTAATCTGCGCGATCTTGCCAGACTTCACGCCGGTCACGGTGCCATACTGTGATTTAATCAAAGTCTGGGTTACGGAAAGCTACGCGGCTCCGATGATGAGTCTTTCCCATGCCCGCTGCAGACTTCTCAGCACGGACAAATCGGGGCGGAGATAGTAGCGGGCGGTTGTCTTGATGTCGCTGTGACCGAGTTGTCGTGCGACCACTGAGATATCGGCTCCCGCAGCGATTGCCAGAGTGCCGAAGGTGTGCCTGAGGTTCCTTGGCGGCACGCAGGGGAGTTTCATGCGTTGGCACCATGACGTGTAATGAGCTGCCACCTGGTTGGCGTTCAGATCGCCGACCAGCCTGCCGGTTCTGCCGTGGCGCAATTGCGCGAGCCGTTTGACTGCGAACCGTGGTAGTGCGACCGTCCGTCGGCTCTGGTCGGTCTTCGGGTCGGTGACCGTTTCATGTCCAGCGACCCATTGCACTGACCTTTTGACGGTCACGGTTCCCCGGCGTAAATCCAAGTCGGCCCATTCAATGCCGACGGACTCGCATCGGCGCAGTCCCGCGCAGACGGAGACCAATAACCAGGCTTCCAACGCGTGACCGTAGAAGCCTTTGAGCAGCCGTCTTACCTGTCTGGCGTCGAGCACGCGCGGCTCATACCGCCGCAGGTGCGGCAGTCTGATTTCACGACGTGTCACGTCATTGTCGGTGACTCCCTTGCGATAGGCGAGTCGGAGTATCGCCCGCAGCACGGCCCACGCCTTGCGCGCGGCGCCGGCCTGATTGAACGAGCCGAGCCACTCCTCGATGTCGTTCGCGGTGATCGACTCCATGTCGACGTCAGCCCATTTCGGCTGGATGTGGCAGCGGTAGGCCGACTCGTAGCCCACCCTCGTGCACTCGCGGAGCTTCCCGCAGGAGGGCCACCAGACCTCATTCACAAACGTTCCCAACAACATTTCAACCTCCAAAATCCCACACGTGGTTATCGCGGCTTCCAACGGTAGCCACGTGTGGGATTTTCCTTTCGGAAGGATTCCCAATGAGCCAGGAAACCATCGTCGCAATCGTTATCGCCATCATCGGCAGCGGAGGCAGCGGCGTGTTCGTCACCTGGATTCTGAGCAAGGTCGACCAACGTCACGATCCACTGCATGAGGGCGTCAGGGAACTGTTGTTCTGCAAACTCGAGGCTCTGTACCGTCAGATGGTCGATGCAGGTGGTGTTGCGAGCATTCCGTTGAAGCAAAGCGCGGAACGAATATATGCCGCTTACCACGGTCTGGGCGGTAATGGAACCGGAACCTCGATGATCCAAGACATACGTGACGCGCATATCGCGAACACAGATTGAAAGATTCAAAAGATTTCCACACCGTCCGTACAAGGCGGACGGTACGGACAAAGGAAAGGAGAGGAATTGAACATCCTCAACAAAGGCAAGCCGAAACACAAGCGCATGAATCCACGCCGACAATGGCGCAAGCTACTGACCGCGCTCGCGGTCGCCATATCCATGGCTGTCGCGCCGGCCGCGATGGCCGACATGAACGGGTACGACATCTCGAACTGGCAGTGCGGCATCGACACCGCGACCGTGCCGGCAGATTTCGTCATCGTCGGCACCACATGGGGATCCGGCGGCGTATACGGCGGCTGCCTGTCCAACGGCGTCAACACCGACGCGAACCGACAACTCGCCGGAGCCATCAACAGTGGCAAGGAGACCGGCGTCTACCATTACGCGCGCGGCGGCAACCCGGAGACCGAAGCCCGGTTCTTCGTCGACAACGTGCGCGGATACGTGCACAAGAGCGTCCTGATCCTCGACTGGGAGGCGCAGGACAACGCCGCCTGGGGCGACAAGCAGTGGCCACGCAGGTGGGCGCGCGAGGTCAAGCGACTGACCGGCGTGAACCCCATCATCTACACGATGGACTCCGGCTACTGGCAGGTCGCCGGCATGGAGACCGAACTGAACTGCGGCATCTGGATCGCCCAGTACGCCACGAACATGGTCACCGGCTATCAGACCGCGCCGTGGAACATCGGCGCGCGTGGCGAGGTCATGCGCCAGTACACGTCCAACGGCAGTCTCAGCGGCTGGTCCGGACGACTCGACCTGAACAGGTTCCGTGGCGACCGCGCGGCATGGCGCAAGTACGCGAACCCTGACGACAAGGGCGCGGCGAATCTGCCGAGCGTCAAGCCGAAACCTCAGCCCACGACCGCTCCGACGGTCGACCTGAACGCTTTGGCCACGCGCACCATCCGCGGCGATTTCGGCAATGATCCGGCCCGCAGGCAGGCGTTGGGTGGCAATTACGCGGCGGTCATGCAGATCGTCAACAGCCGCCTCGGCGGAGGTTCCGGCGGAACGGCCGCCACGGGTTCGCGTAGCGTCGTGGTCCGTTCCGGCGACACCATGGGCGCCATAGCCGAACGCACCGGCCTGAAGCCGGTGTCCGCCTGGCGTGTGCCAAGCGGTGACGTCAACAGGATTTATCCGGGACAGATCGTCACCTATGGCGGCGCGTCCGTGTCCATCGCTTCGAGCGGGGTCGGAGGCCATGTGGTCCGTTCCGGCGAAAGCCTTTGGAGCATCTACGGCTCCGGCTGGCAGTCGGCTGCCGCACGCAATGGCATCCGCAGCCCATACGTTATCTATCCCGGACAGTACCTGCGCTGAAACTCCCGTTTCCACGACTTTAAGCGTTGTGGAGACGGTTGCCGCAATGTTTAAGGAGGTGAAAAATGGATGAATCCAATAGCCCGCAATCCGATTACCTGCTGCCGGGCAGGGTATACGACATACTCAAGTGGCTCGCGTTGATCGCCCTGCCGGCCGTCGCGTGGCTGGTCGGCGTGGTCGGCCCACAGTGGGGGTTGTCGCACTGCGGCGAGCTCGTCACTACCATCAACGCCGTCGGCGTGTTCGTCGGCGCCCTGATCGGCGTCAGCGAGTTGAAGACCAAACTATGACCTACTCGTACATTGAGTACGAGTAGCCCCTCTCTCAGCATTGCTGGGGGAGGGGCTTTTTGTTGTTCGGGGGCTTGTTCCGTGGCAACATTTTGGCAACATTTTTTAGAAAACGACGTGATTTTCGTAATCTCGATAAACATCGGCAACAGTCGCAAACCGTTGGAAATAAAGGAGAAGCCGCCATTTCTGGCGGCTTCTTATCCGTGGAGATGCGGGGAATCGAATCCCGCTACATCAAGCCCGAAAGCCTTACTCCCGCTTGAATCACGCCGCGCTCGCAGTCGTTTTTGGCAACATTTTGGCAACATTTTCCCGAAGCAGCAACGAATCCATCGCCAGACCGACCGCGTCCAGATCGTCGTCGAACAGGTCGGCGTACACATCCAGGGTCATCGCCGCGCTCGCGTGGCCGAGCTGGTTCTGGATGGCCTTGACGTTCGCTCCGGAGCTGACCATGAGGCTCGCCGCGGTGTGGCGCAGGTCGTGGTAGGTGAGTCCGAGAGGGACGCCGGCGCGCCTCTTCGCCCGCCAGAACCACTTGGTCGGGTCGTTCGGCGGCGCGGTGCGCGCCAGATATCCTCCGTCCTGCGCGGGGAACAGCGGCTCGCGGCCTTCCCTCCCGGCGCACCGATCGCGCAGCGGGGCGTCGAGTGTGCTGGGGAACACGACCTGCCTCGACCTGCCGGATTTTGGCAGGTCGACCACCACCTCGTGGCTGACTGTGGTGGCGCTCCGTCTGACCGAAAGCCGGTGTCTGGCGAAATCCACGTCCTCGACGTGCAGTCCGGCCATCTCTCCCCATCTCAGTCCGCACAGGCCGAGCACGAGCACCATCGTCCGCCGGTCGCCGGATTCGTCGGCGAGCCGGAACAGCTGTTCGACGGTGAGGTACGTGTGCTCCTTGCGCTTCTTGCGTGGCGTCTCGATGCCGTCGCACGGGTTGGACGGGATGAGTCTGTCGGACACGGCGTCGGCGCAGATGCCGCGCAGGATTCCGAGGTTGCGCAGCACGACGGTGGCGCTCTTGCTTTCGGCTTGGGCGCTGACCCATTCCTGGATTTCGGCGCGGGTCAGTGATTCGAGCGTGCGCGCGCCCCATTGCGGTTCGACATGGACCCGCCATGCTCGTTCGAGCGATTCGACGTAGCTGGCCTTTGACGAGACGCGCTTCTTGGCTATCCATGCCGGCCAGAGCCCGCCGACCTTCCGGCGTCCGGCCTGCGGGTCGATGTACGTTCCGCTGGCCTTGGCGACGGTGACGTGTTCGGCCAGCCATTCCTGAGCGTCGCGTTTGCGTTGGAAGCCGCGCCGGCTAGTCTGCGTGCCGTCCGGCTTGCGGTAGATGACGCGCCATCGTCGTCCGTCCTTGGTGTCGTATGCGTCAATGGTCGCCATCTTCCGCCTTCTTCCGTGGCCTGCCGCCGCCGACACCGCGGCCAGGGCGTTGCGCGTTCCATTGGTCGATGGTCTCGGGGAGCCAGCCGCGCGTGCGTCCGATGGTGGCGTCCGGCTGGGGGAGCTTGTAGGCGCTGACGGCGGCGGTGCTGATGCCGAGGCGCTTGGCCACGTCGGTGACGCTCAGGTATTCGACGGCCATGTCAGTCCTTCCTTCCGGCGATGAGCGCGAAGACGGCGCTGACGATGGCACATCCGGCGGTGAGCGCGAACGGCCAGCCGAACCATGCGCTGGCGGCGGTTCCGAGCGCGAACACCGCGCTGACTATCGATTCCGTTCTCATGATGTCCCATGGCATAATCGGAGATATGGGGTTCCGGCCCCTAGGTCTGGCCGGAACCCTTGCTCACTTCCTCTTCTTCGGTTTCCGTCTCATCTCCTTGATGAGTCCGGTCACTGCTTTGATGAGGGCCGCGATGCTCGCGACGAGAAGCGAGATGCTGGTGATTATCTCCGATGGTGTCATGTTCACCTCCTTTCCTTGATATAAACTATATTAGCACAGTAAATAAAGTAATGCAAGTCAGAACACGAAGAACCACACTCACCAAAATCACCGAAATGTGTCAGGATTATCCAGATTGTGAAGAGATGTAGACGACGCCGCGCGCTCGCATGTAGATTGAACGACAAGGCAGGGGAAGGTGTGCGATGAAGTCGATGACATATGGAGAGGCGAGACAGATTGCACGCGATCTCGCGAAGGATACATTGGAGAACTACTGGTCCGGCTCATACCCGGTGGATCCGGTAGCGATAGCACGGAGCGCCGGGATAGAGGTTTACAGCTCCCAGCTTGGGACGGATACATGGGGCATGCTTGTCGGCGGCGACAATAGCGTCACCATGTACCTCGACAAGGACCAGCCGCTTAACAGAATGCGCTTCAGCGCCGCGCATGAGCTCGGCCATTATATGACGCACACCGCATCTGATGAACGGCTTGCGGATTACGTCAAGGTGATACCAGCCGGCAAAGGATATGTGGACAAACGTAGCGACGCCGGACGTGGGAACCTCTTCGAAGTGATCGCGAACGAATATGCCGGTGCGCTTCTCATGCCGGAGCAGGAACTGCGGAGGATGGCGAAAGCCGGCGACAGCAACATATCCATAGCGAGAGCCTTCCGTGTATCCGTGGATGCCGTCGCATACAGACGAAAGATCCTCGCGCTGTGACGGAGGAAGAGGATTATTTCGGATGGACTGACGCGTCGGACGCCGACGGCATCCCATCCACCGATGACGATTTCGCGCAGATCGATAACATGCCTCCAAGGGATGACGATTTACAAATCGACAAACTGCCGGACGATTTAGGCATGGAACATTCCTTCCAACCAGGCTCCGAAGATGCAAGTATGAGCATGCTGCTCAAAGCCGCTGGGTGGCATCCATTCCTCCACCTGTTCGTCAGAATATCGAACATGCTATACGGAAATTATCCAGAATGGCAACGCCCCAACATCCTCGCGTCAAGGCACAGACGTATGTTCTGGTACTCATGGTTAAGCGATCAAATAGTCCAGTGGTTATGTGTATTGGGAGTCCTGGCATTCGCCGCCGTCACTGCGTGGAAAGCTCTTTTCGCATAAACAAACCCCGGCGCTCGCGGTATGCGGGTGGCCGGGGTCTTTTTTTATAAGGAATCCGAACGGGTATAAGGCTCTATAAGCACGTATAAAGGCGTATAAACTATTGCACGCACACGCCGGAATCGTACAATAGCTGCCGGTAGTCGTTCAACACCTGGATGGTGACTCCCAATTCCACTGCCATCATCCACGTGTTGCCCTCGTACACCGTCTCGGCCATGCCGTAATCCACTGGCGAGATCAACGCCAACGCCGTCTCCCTGCGACACCGACGCTCGCATTTGGCCCCGTATCGTGTACCGCAGCCGGGGTCATGGTGTCTGGCGTGGATGAGTTCGTGGCACAAGGTGCAGCGGCGTTGGCGTTGGTTGAGCCAATCGGCCAATAGGATGAGCCTGTGCCGGTCGTCGTATAGGCCGCATATGTCGCGTGGGAGGTCGCGCGATACGATTGACAGTCCCATGGATTCCGCGCTCCGATGAAGGTCCGCAACGGTCTTGTTATCCACATTCCTCTCTTCCGAAAGTATTGTTTTTCGAGAAGTACTTTTTTGCTATTTGTCAAGTTCTGCTTGACAGTTGGAGTGTCGTATGTGATATTTGAATCAGCTCATCTACATGTTGTAGAAGGAGTCTTCGGAGTCGTCCTTAACGGGCGGCTCTAGTTTTTTATTGGATTCTTGTGCTGAATCTGGAGTTATATTCCTTTTCCAGCTTGTCTATGCTCCATTGGCGGTTTACGTAGTACGCGGTTATGAGTACCCAGTAATCCCTTCGTTCTCCTAGAACAACGAGATATTGTTGGTTTGGAAGATATATCTTCACTCGATCCTTGTTCTTGTCGTTTTTTCTCCATACCCAAGGCCGCGTGCATTGGTCGTATCCGCATATTTCGCAGAACGGATGATGCTCCACTACCGGTCTGGGCCAGCTGATGCGTTCGCTGCGTTCGGCATCCGGAAGCCGTGAGCCGGAGTTGTCCTGATTGCATGTGGTCAGATGCATGAAGGCTTCCGGATAGATTCCGTCGTAGGGCATTCTTTTGTAGTGTACGGGTTTCCCGTCGTATTGGAAGGACTCTCTGAACTCGTTCTGGAATACATGGAACAGTCGTTGCTCATACTGCTCCCATGTCTCTCCGTGCTCTTGATTCCAAGGAATCAATCCGGGCAGCCAATGCGGATTCATCTCGCCCTCCATACGAAATAGTTGAACTTGGTCTCCTTCAGCAGTGTGCTTCGGTCGAGTTTGTATCCCGACCGTTGAATGATTCGTTCGATGATTCGGCGCTTCGCCATGCTCTGATGCTGTTCCGGCAGTTTTCGCTGCGAACGGCATACTGCTCCGATGAGTATGTCGGTGAGCTGCATGATCTGTACTTCGTCGGAACGTATCGGCTGGATTTTCTGGATGATTCTGTGATCGTAATCGTACATGTTGTTCGAACAGACATCCCATAATTGGCTGACTCGAAAACTCGAGTGTGTGTCTTTGATGTCGACGAACACGTTATAGCTTTGCTTTGGGTCGAAGATGACCTTGAGCATCTCGAAGTACATTTTGTAGTACCAGGTGTTGTGGTCCTGATTGTATTTCTCGTGGTCAAGTAGATTCTTGTCCGGGATGAGAAGCGCACGGAACGAGATGTCATCGTCATCGAAGAAGTAGTCCACGAGATCTAGATAGAGCGGCAGCATGCGGTCTCGTGCCTTTGCCCATTTCACTTCATTCGTGGCGCAGATGCCGTACTTCTGCTTGATTTCTTTGATTCTGACGCATACCTCTTTGCGTTTTTCCTTTGGCACGATTACGGCTCCTAACGCCATGCTGTTTGAATTATCGTGTTCAAGGTGACATGTCTCATCGCAATACAGGTTGTATTCAGTCATTTGTGTTCCTTTCACTCATCTGTGGCTCCATGTCTGTGGCCTTCGGAGACGCGTCGTCAGCTCGTCTCTCTTCTAGCTGTTTCCTGAGCGTCGCCTTGAGCTTGGTGAAGCCGATTGACATCAGCGTGAACGGGATGGCGAAGACGAGCATGACGGGGCCGAAGAAGCACATGAGGATGGTGAACGCAGTCAGCGCGTACATCACCCAGAGAAGGACGCTGTATGCCTTGTACTGGAATTCGAGCTGCTTCAAAGTCTTTGGGCGGGGCTGATGTGTTGTGTTGTCTGCAGATGAGGGAGTATAACTCGCCTGTTGCTTGCTCTCGACAGTTGACCTCCGCTGCGGAGCGGTGTTTCTTTTCGTCTTCGGATTGATGGTATACGATACGCCCTTTGCCACATGTACGGTCTTACGTCCCCTCGAATTGACCGTGACCGGCCCCATCTTCACGGACGTGCTGACGCCTCTTTTACCGATATTCACTCGGACGTTCTTCCCCAGGCTGATCCTGCGATTGACTCTGAAACCCATCATTCACTCCTCTCACTCATCAGGCGTCTCGGCCTCGAGACGCGCGTTCTCGTCATGATTCGCGGCCACGTCATAGTCCTCGGGGCGCGCGGCGATACGGTCGATGAGATCATCCGTGACCTGGTTTTGGCGCTCGCGGGCGTAGGTGCGGGCGGCCTCGCTGCCGAGTGCTCGTGTGTAGATGTCGAGGCTGGTGAGCCCGAATGTGGAGGCGATGTGCTCCACGTCGGACGTGTTCAATGGTGCCTCATAGCGCATGCGCTTGTACCAGTAGTTGTTGCTTAATCCACTGGAATCAAAGAATTCGTCTATTGAGATGCCGCTATTTTTCAACAGTCGTCGACATACATCGATGATTCTTTTGCTGTCTTCGGTGACTTCGTTTTTAGATCCTCGTGCCATGCCTGAAGTTTATCTAAATAAGTAGATTCTGTAAAGAACCTATATAGGTAGATACATTAAATCACCTAAATAGGTAGATTGAGAGTTGTCGCAAGAGAACGAGCCAACCAGAAAGGAGCGGCAACCAATGAGTGAAACGGAAACCATCGCGCGAAACCTCAGCGGTGAGCTCGCACGCCACCGCAAGACGCAGGCCGCGCTCGCTAAGGAGCTTGGTATGAGCGAGCAAAACATCAGTAAGCGCTTGCAGGGTGAAGGTTCATTCACCACCGAGCAACTCGAGAAGACGGCAGCAATGCTCGGCATGAGCCTCTACCAGCTCATGCTCAAGCTCCTCCAGCCAATCGACGGAATCAACCAAATCAAACCATGAGCAGTCGGCGCTCGCCGACGCATGAATCGAAAGGAGAATCCGAAATGAGCAACGATATTAAGACTTGGCCGGTAACCAAGACCATTGTTCCGGTTTCAGTTGAGGAGTTCAAGAAGAGGCAACCGGCATTGCTTGGCGCGATAAGGGAGGTTATCCGCGGGGAGCTGGCCGCCTGCAAGGAGCCGCTGGTGTCCGACCATCCGCAGGACATGCTGCTGGGCGGTTCCGAGGATTGGCACCCGCGATTCAAGGTCACCCCGGCGTTCGGTGACGGCAGGTTCCTGTTGACCATCCAGCTTGGCGCATCGTATGGATTGAGCCTCCACTGCGACTCGCATGATCTGCTCAACCTCGTGACCGCGGCCGCGCAGGCCCTGAATGCCGCACGGCCGGAAGGCGACGAGCCTAGTATGACGCGATCCTCTGAGGACGCGTGTGGACCACATCCCACCACGAGCATTCCGCGGGATTCACATACAGGTCTTCGACGGGACCGTTAGCCGTACGGCTCGCGCGAATCCTGAGGATGCGATGGTTCCGTGCGGCATCGGCCATATCCGCAAGGACCTGTGCCGGATCATCCGTCAACGCCCACTGCTCGTACAAGGATCTGTCCGCGTCATTATTGCCGATCCTCAATAGTTCAGCCATTTACATTCTTCCTTTCCCCGCCACCGGCGGATTGGTTTCCTGGCAGTTACCAGCGTACCGGCGGGGAAGGGTTCATACGAAAGAGAAAAACCATGAACAACGAAATGCAGAAGTTCGATTTCAAGGGCGCCGCATTGCGCACCTTGACCGATGGGGCGGGGGAGCCTTGGTTCGTCGCCAAGGACGTGTGCGACATCCTCGAAATCAGCAATCCGTCCGATGCCTTGAAAAGGCTTGACGATGATGAACGGTCTAGGTTCAATCTAGGGCGTCAGGGTGAGACCAACATCGTCAACGAAGCCGGCCTGTATGTCCTCGTGCTTGGCTCCCGCAAGCCAGAGGCTCACGAGTTCAAGCGGTGGGTGACGCATGAGGTGCTTCCCCAGATTCGCAGGACCGGCGGCTATATTCCGACGTCCGAGTCGGATTCGGATGAGGACATCATGGCCAAGGCCGTGCTCGTCGCGCAGAAGACCATCGAACGCAAGAACCAGCAGCTTCAGGCCAAGGACGCGCAGATCAGGGTATTGGAGCCGAAGGCGAGGTTCGCTGACGCGGTCGCTGCGTCCGACGGCACGTGCCTGGTCGGCGAGCTGGCGAAGATGCTCCGGCAGAACGGGATGGACATCGGCCAGAACCGGCTGTTCCGTCTCCTGCAGGCCGACGGGTATCTCGGCAAGTCCGGCTCCAACCGCAACGTGCCGACACAGCGTGCGATGGACCTCGGCCTGTTCCGCATCAAGGAGACCACCGTCACCCACGCTGACGGGCACACCACGGTCAGTCGCACCCCGAAGGTCACCGGCAAGGGGCAGCGCTACTTCATCGACAGGTACTGGGGTCGTACCCAGCCGACGTTGGAAGCGGGTGCGTGATGTCAGGAGAGGATCTTCTTTCGCTTCGCATAGCCGAAGCCCTGCTTGGAATGGATGCTCCGATGCATTCCGAGATCCGTGATCCAGGACACGTAGATGTCAAGACGGACGAATACCGGACCGATGACGAACTCGCTTCTCTTCGCAGTCTCTTCGCGAAGCTTCTCGCATACGAGAGGGAGTTCGAACTCGACCTGCTTGAATCCAGCAACGTCATCGGCATGAACGTCTCCTATGGTCTCGTCTTCCAGGCGGACGACGACTCGAACGTCACTTGCACGGAAGCCGCAGTCGTTAATTACGGCCATGACTCCTGTTTTGGCATCAAACTGGGCAGCCCACTCGTACGTTCGCTGATCGGAAGTAACCTCGACGCTCCGACCGGCGATAAGGTTCGCGTCCTCACCTATCTGGTTCGCGTCGGACGACAGGCCGTTGGATTCGGAGGAAAGCACGTTGGCTTCCTCGCCGACACCGAGGGACTTCTCCGAGATCTTGTTGGCGTTATGCGTCTGGACGAGGGCAGCGCACCCGGTGACGCAGCCGATGGCGGAAAACACAAGACTGACGATATTGAACCAATCCATGGAACCGATTCTAGCCACGAAGGAGGCGCGTGATGGTCTTGCAGCAGATGATGACCACCACGCAGGTGGCGAGGCTTTTCGGGGCTGAGACGCCGGAGGAGATCCGGACGCGGCAGGGGTATCTGGCCCAGTTGCGTTTCCGTGGGCAGGGTCCTCGGTTCGTGAAGCATGGGCGGATGATCCTTTACCCGGAAACGGCAGTGGCCGAATGGCTTGAGGAAGGCGAGACGAATTGCACAAGGAGCATTGCATGAAAGACATTCGCAAGGCCTGTGTGCAGGCGGTGTTCGACGAATTCGAAACCCAGGGTGAAATCGTCCACCAATTCAACGGGGATGCGGAGGCCATGAGGCCGCTCGGCCACATCGTCGGCTACGTCGACCTTGATGTCACCGGAATCGTGGACCTCATCGTAGACACGATCAACAAGGAGCTATGACACATGGGCATCAGACAGGCCGTGAGGCTGAATCCGCCGAAACCGCCGGAACGCCGTCCCCGCACCATACTGCTCGCCACGAGCGGCTTCCTTGTCCGGGTGAACGGGGACGGATCCGCCAGCCTCATCGACGGCATCCAGGAGATACCGCTGGCGGAATTCACCGCCGAGGAAAGCAAAGACATCATTCACACACTCATCAACATGATCGGAGGTACACGATGAGCCAGTTCGCGAATGGCGCGCTGCAGATGCGCGTCCGCAAACATCAGAACGAGACCAGCGACCACCACGCCGAAGTCGAAGTCAGCTTCTTCACTCCGGCCGGACGCACCGATTTCACGTTCACGAAGATCGACGTCCAATTCATGCGCCGCGAATGCAATCGCATCCTCAAGGAACTGGAGGAAAACAAATGACCGACAACGACTACCGGCTCGAAGACCGGCATAACGGAAAGCCGAACTATCTCGTTCGTCGCATCAAGTTCATGGTCGCTGTGGTCGGCCTGGTCGTGAGCATGACGCTCATGCTCACCTGGCGTGACTCGGGGAACATGGCCGGCGCGCTGCTGGTCGAGGGTGTGTATCTTGCCACCGCGTTGTGGCTGGTGGTGCGGTTCGCGCCCAGGGACGGCGGGGACGACTGACATGGTGTTCGCCGGCGTACAAGGACGCGGGATGGCGCGGAACCGGGGGTGCGTGTCCTTTCATCTCACATTGCATTTTCACGCATACACTCTCGCATTCCCCGACCGTCGTCCGTTCCGCTGGGGGTTCGAATCCTCCCGCCGGCGCTTGGCCGGACCGTCAACGCCGCCCGCATCCCCGCTTCGACAAGCTTTCTCGGGGGTGTGGGAACGATGGGCGCGATTATTTGCTGTCATGGCGCCCAGCGGTCCGGCTCATATCAATCAATCTCATATCAATCAAGGTCAAGGGAGGAACCGATGAAGGAGATTCTGCCGCATTGGCATTTCAGTCCGAACGCTCCGGTCAAGGACGTCGGCACGAAGGGGATGACGCGTGGTGACAGGGCGGTGGCTGAGGCGTGCCGTCGGGTGATGGAGAGCGAGGCGTGGAAGGAGTTGGAGATTCTGGAATCGATGGGCGTGAGGTTCACCGGACTGGTTGGCCGGTTCGTGTCCGAGGTCGCCGCTCCGGTGTTGGAGGTGATGCCTGGTGACAGTTTCCATCAGGGCGCGAAGGCTCAGTTGTCGCACATGGTGAAGACCAGGGATGGTGGCGAGACCATCCGCATCATCAAGACTCTCGCCGTGAAAGGTAGGTTCTAATGGCTGGTGAGACGATTATCGCGGTGGTGGGCAATCTGACCGCGGATCCGGAATTGAGGTCGACGAAGAACGGTCGGAGCGTGGCTGGGTTCACGATCGCGTCCACTCCTCGCACGTTCGACCGGCAGTCGAATCAGTGGGTCGACGGGGATGCGTTGTTCCTCCGCTGCACGGTGTGGGGTGACTTGGCGGAGCATTGCGCCAATAGTCTCGCCAAGGGCATGCGTGTGATCGCCCAGGGAAGGCTGACGCAGCATTCATGGGAGGACGAGCAGCATCAGCACCGAACTTCCATGGAATTGCAGGTGGATGAGATCGGTCCTTCCTTGCGGTATGCGACCGCGCAGGTGGCCAAGGCGCAGCGTGGCACGGCTGGAGCGTATGGCAATCCGGCTTCCATGCCGGCGGGCTATACGGGCGGGGCCACCGCTGCCGGTGCTTCGTTGCCGCCGTCCGACCCGTGGGGCTCGCCACAAGGCGAATCGTCATCGTTCGGTGATTTCGGCAAGCCGGAATCGGAACCTGATTTCTAAGGATGAATCATGAGCATGGAGAATGTTCGGAAACTGTTGTATCACGAGTACGGGCTTGACCCTTATGAGCTTCGTCTTCTGATGATGGTGGCCGACTGGACCGGCGATGACGGCAAGGGCTTTGCGAAGAGCGCGAAAACCATCGCATCGCAGCTGCATATGTCGGAACGCACCGTGCACAACAAGCTCCGTTCCCTGCGCGAGAAGGGCTTCCTGAGATACGGCAACCAGCACATCGTCGACGATATCGCGCCAAACCGTCGTCCGAAGGTGTATGACATGCACCTGCCAAAACAGAGGGGTGAACGAAATGCACCCCAAGAAATCAAACCAAAAAACAGGGGTGAACGAAATGCACCCCAAGAAATCAAACCAAAAAACAGGGGTGAACGAAATGCACTCCAAAAAACAGGCATGAATCAGGGGTGCAACTGGCATGAATCTGGCATGAATCAGGGGTGCACACAGCATGCAGACAATACTACTAAATCTATAGAAACAATAAAGACTATAGAGAGTAACGCGCGCGCGAGAAAACAAATCCCAATACCAGCCGACTGGAAACCCTCTGAGGAACACCGGGCGCTCGCCGACCGGCTCGGCATCGACTGCGACATCGAAGCCGACAAATTCCGCGACAGGGCCCTCGACTCGGGAGCCCGCTCGGCCGACTGGAACGCGAAATTCCGTAACTGGCTCGTCAAAGGCAAGGAACGCGGATTTGCCACGCCAAAGGATTCCAACGCTCGCCGACGGTATACGTGGGGCAGCGAAGAGGTGAAACGCGTGCTCGGCCCGATAGCCTGCGAGGGTACGGACACGTACATGGAGCTCGCATGCAAGGTCGCGGACCTGCTCAACCAGGGCGTGGATCCGGACATGCTGCGCCGTCAGCTCGCGAACGTGCCCGGCGACGTATTGGCCGAACAGTTGTTCGAACAGGAGGCGGCGGCATGAACGCCATGACCATCGCACACATGGCCGGCATCCTTACCTCGGCCATCCAGGCCGCGGACCGACTGGAACTCGACGCGCTCAAAGGCCCTGCGCTCGCCGATACGGACCTTGACCTCGTCCGCGATATCAAACGCGACTGCTCGACCTGCATCAACCTGCTCGACCAGCTCGGAAGGGAGCGACGATGAGCGACCGGCAATTCCAGGAATCGAAGCACGTCGCGCTCGCACGTCAGGGCTGGCATTGCATGCGTTGCGGACGCAACCTGCACGACCCGACCGTCTGGCCGGGCAGGAGCGGCCACCACCGGCAGTTGCGCCGACAAGCCAACCCGGCCATGCGCGACCTGCCGTGCAACATCGTCGAACTGTGCGGGTCGGGCACGACCGGCTGTCATGGTTGGGCGCACGCTCATCCGGCGGAGGCGGAACGGTTCGGCTACATCATCCCGAGCTGGCGTGATCCGCTCAACGCGCCGATACGCGACTGGAACGGCGACTGGTGGTGGCTGTTGGATGACGGCACGGCGCAACGGCTCACGCAAATCGAAATCATCGAATGGCAAAGCGAATGGAAGGAACAATCATGAGGAAACAGGACAAAGACCGGAACGTGAAGCCGGAGGCGCTGCTCTGGCTCGACTTCGAAACGACCGGTACGGACAGGAATGACAGTCTGCCGTTGGAGGTCGGCATGGAATGCACCGACGTGCTGGCCGAACATTCGTATGGATCCCTGCATCGCATCATCCGTCCGGACTGTCTCGACCTGTTGGACATGAGTCCGATAGCGTTCTCCATGCACACGGACAACGGTCTCCTGTTCGAACTGTTGAACGGTTCTGACAGGAACGACTGCGTGGAAGCGGTCGCGAACGCCGTGGAGGAGCATCTCGAATCCCTCTCGCAACGCTTCACCTTGGTTCCGGCCGGAACGAACGTGGATTTCGACATCGACTTCCTGAAACGTCTGGACCTCAACCCGGACGCGTGGCTGAGTTACAGGAAGTTCGACCTGACCACGCTCCGCCGATATTTGAGGTTCATCGACTGTCCCGAAGACCCGTACCGGCCGCACACCGGCATGCACAGGGTACGCGACTGCATCCGACGCGACATCAACGACTACAAGTGGTACCGCAAGCTCCTGAAGGGCGCATGGTGAATGCCGCCGCGGTCATACTGCTGTGCCTGATAGTCCTGATCGGCTGGCTTGGAGGCAGACCATGACGGTCAAACCGCATCTCGCATGGCAGTATCGGGATCCGGCCACCCTGATCGGCCGCCGCTGCATCGCGATCACCCGCATGGACGTCACGTTGGACGGGACGTTGGACCTGATCCGGTTGAGTCCCGTCCACGCGGTCCTGAAATACCGGGGCATAGGCCTGCACGTCATCGACTGCGACCTACGCCACCACACGAACAAAACCTCGGACGGCATCCGCGCCGTCGTCATCACGGAAGGCAAACCATGAAACACACCGGAATCACATTGCGTGCCAGGAAATGGCGTCGAACCAGCCCATGCCCATACTGCGGCACGAGAAAACCCGGCATCGAACCCTACGCCCGGATCGTCGGAGCCACGATGCACTACATCTGGATCGCCAAATGCCATGGATGCCCGAACGCCATCTGGATCACCACCCCGGACGACAGCATCAAAACCGCGATACGCGGATGGAACCGATACGCCAACGGCGAATGGCGCAAACACTAGGAGGAAACGAAATGAGAAAAACAACACGCATCACACTCGCCATCACCGTCATATGCATGGCGCTCGCCGGATGCGGCACCGACACCACCGAAGACCCACAGCCGGCAACCAGCGCGGAATGCACCGTGCCGACCCTCGTCCATAGTGGACCGGGCACGAAAGCGACATCGCGGGAATGCGAGATCACCCTCAAAGACACAAGGAAGCTTGACTGCGTGATCGTCAGCGGAGGCCTGTCCTGCGATTGGGACCACGTGAGCGGAGCGGACAAGGATCCTGAGCGATGAGCTACCGGGAAATCCATGAGCTGTTCGTCGTCTGTGACGAGTGCCATACAAGCCTTTCCGTCGATGACGCGACCTACGGGGACGCCGACAACGAGGCCGTCGACCACGGCTGGCAATGTGACGAGTTCCAAGGCAGGCACTACTGTCCGCTCCACTGGCACGTCGAATGCCATGACTGCGACATCACCGACAGTGGAGCGCCGGACGAACTGGAAGCCGCGGGATGGCACATCGACCGAGATTATCCATGCGACAGCCTCTGTCCGAACCACCGTCATCTCTCATGCCGCGAATGCCGCAAGTGGGATGTCGGACCGCTGCATCGGCTCGAATACGATGGATGGCAGGTCAACGCAGACGATTTCAAGAAGAGCCTCTGCCCGGAATGCGTAAAAAACAAGAAGGAAACGAAATGAAAGTGAAGAAAGTCCTCATAGACATGATCGTCAAATGGCATCAGGCCGGATACAGCCTCGATGAGATCGCACCACTGGTACCGCAAGTCTCCAAAGAGGAAATCAAAGCGATCATCCAACAACACCACGAGTAACAAGAAACCCGACCTTCCGGCCGGGCTCCTGGCATCACCACAAACCAGACTACACCGCCGGAGGGAATCGAACAAATGAACGAACCAACCAACGAATCCCAACCAACACAAACCAACCAAAACAATCCAGCGCTCGCCGGCATGTGCCAAGTGTGCGGCGGGGAGTGCCGTATTCAAGCCACGATGTGCGACAAGTGCGAGAACACTTTGAGGGGATGGATCCACGACTATCCCATCTGGATCCATGCCTTGCGCGAGTTTCTGGATTCGACGGCGCATTACGGAGGCCACCAGCCTGGACGTGTCAACCTGCCGTCCGCGCCCACGCCGATCAGACTCTCGGTCGTTGACCATCTGCAGGAGATCGAGGATGCGGTGACGGCGTTGTGGTGTCGATTGTATGCGCCGCCGGCCATGCCATGGGCCACAAGCATCGCGGTCCCGCCAGTCGCTGACATGCTCAAGGCATGCTGGTCTTGCCAGCGGTTGAACCGACTGCCGGACATTGGTTTGATTTGGCATGACTGGGAGCGGTTGGCGCGCAAGACGCTGGGCATCATCGATGTGCCGCCATCCAGGCACAGCATCGGCAGGTGCCTGAATCCTCTGTGCGGCGTGGAGCTGAGTGCGGAGGTCTGCGCGGTAAGCGTTGACTGTCCGGTGTGCGGCAACACTTATCGCGTGGTCGATGTGCGATTGGGTTTCCTGCGGGAGTGCATCGAATCGGGCAGGGCGTTCACGGCGGGGGAGTGCGCGGAGCTGCTGCGCGAATGCGGATTCCAATGCAATGCGAACACGATTCGCTCATGGCGTAAGCGTGGCAGGCTTCAGCCGGCCGGCGAGAACGAGAAGGGACGGCCATTGTACAGGCTTTCGGACGTGCATCGGCAGGTGCTGCGACGCGATTCGATTTGACAAAATCGAAAGTGCAACGCAGAATTGTCAGTGGATTAGAGGGTTCAAACCGAGGTGACTTGGTTTGAACCCTTTTCATATCCGCCATGGATTCTCCTAACTCCTTGGGGTGCAGTCCCGTCCTGTCCGAACGGCATATCGGACACGCTCCGCCCACTCCCGTCAGAGTGGACATACCCAACAGTGGCAGGCAAGCCAATCCCGCGCTTCCGTGATGCGGTGAAGCTCAAATCCGCCTGTCCATGCCTTCGTAGGAATCAGTGGTAGATCGTACCGGCCGCGAGTCTTTATTGGATTCTCTTCCTTGTGGCCGCGTGTGGACGCGGGTTCGAATCCCGCCGAAGGCACCCATGAAACAAACCCGGGGTAGGGGTATTGACAATCCGGTAGGGGTATTCGCAGATGATGGGGAGCCCCTACAAGACACGGGAGTGTCCATATACGGGAGCCCCTATACCGGCATTCCAGCAAGCCAACGGCGAAGATAGTCGTCGGCAAATCCACGGCACCCCTGGGCTCATACACGTGGGAGGCCACATGAGCAAGCGGCGCAACGAGCGCGTCAGCAACGGCTGGCGGCGCAGACAGCTCAGGGCAAGAGTGCTGGCCGCATACGACGTGTGCGCCATCTGCGGCAAGCCGGTCGACAAGACATTGAAGACACCACATCCGATGAGCGCCGAAGTCGACGAGCTCATACCAGTCTCACGCGGTGGTGATCCATACAGCTTCACGAACTGCAGGCTCACGCACCGCAGATGCAACAGGATGAAGAGCGACAAGACAGACGAACACGCACGAGCGCTGCTGGCTGGCAGACAGGAAGTGAAAGCAAGCTCGATGCCGTTCAAAACGTTCGGCATCTGACTCCGATACCAGGGCGGGGACCCCGGGTACACCCCCTCCCGGTCGCCTCGGGTGCAGTGCCGATATTTCCCCGCGGATTCAAACGTCGGAAACAGGGGAAACATCGAAAGGTCGGAAAGCGAGGATTACGCCGATGAAGTGCGAACTCTGCGGCAAGGAATTCCAGCCTTCCGGCCACGGGCGGCCTCAGAAGTACTGTTCCAAGTCCTGTCGCCAGAAAGCCGATTATCGTCGGAAAAAGAACAGGCCCGCACAGGACCGGAACAGTAAGCCGCCCGTCAAAGCCATGGAAACGAAACAGAAGCCGGAGCAGGATCTCGACCAGCTGAGCTTCGAGAGGATGATGGACGGCAGCATGCTGGACATGCTGCGCGCCAACCGTGACCGACTGCAGAAGGCCATGGATGACACGTCCACACCGGCAAACGCACTGCCTGCGATCAGCCGCCAGCTCATCGACGTATGCGAACGCATCGAATCACTCCAGGTCGGTGGCCTGACCGACCTGCTGGACGATGAGGAAGACGAGGTGACGGACGATGTCGGAGCGTCGATTGTCTGAAATCGCCAAGGTCCTCCGCCAGCCGGAAGGCATCGTCGGCAGCGAGTTCACGCGAATCAACAAAGCCGCGCGCAAGGCCGGCATCCGTTTCGACTTGTGGCAGCAGGGCTTCTTGTGGCTTCTGTTCGCCAAGAACGCGGAAGGCAAGTATGCGTGTGGCGCGGACGGCGCCGTGCTGTCCAGCTGCAGGCAGATCGGCAAAACCTTCACCGTCGGCACCGCGTTGTTCCTCAAGGCGATACTCACACCGAACCTGAAAGCCATCTGGACCGCCCACCATACGCGCACCAGCGACGAGACATTCGCGGACATGTGCGAGATGGAGCACAATCCAGTGCTCGGCCGGTACGTGGAACGCATCCGCAGAGCAAACGGCCAACAGGAGATCACGTTCACGTCCGGCAGCCGCATCATGTTCGGCGCCCGCGAAAACGGCTTCGGCCGAGGATTGCACAGCGTGGACGTGGCCGTGTTCGATGAAGCGCAGATCCTCACAGTGCGCGCGATGGACAACATGATTCCGGTTTTGAACACGAGTCCTAACCCCCTGGTCGTGTATATGGGCAATCCACCCAAGCCGGGAGACCAGTGCGAGGCGTTCACGGAGAAACGCATGCACGCGCTGAACCATGACGGAAACCTCCTCTACGTGGAGCTTGCCGCCGACAAGGACGCGGATTCGGACGACCGCGAACAGTGGGCTAAAGCGAATCCCAGCTATCCGAAACGTACAAGCGAACAGGCAATCATGCGCATGCGCAACAACCTGTCGGACGATTCATTCCGTCGTGAGGCGCTTGGCATATGGGACGAGACCGCCACCGCATACGCCATCAGCCCCGACCTGTGGCAGGCCGCGGCCATCGACGACGTGCCGGATGGAGGAACCGTGAGCTTCGGCATCGACATGCCTCCGGACAGGAGCGTGCTGACCATCGGAGCCGCGCTACGGTACGCGGACGGTTCGGCCATCATCCAGATGGCGAACATCAAGGACGCGAGACAGGCGGGAACCATGTGGGCCGTGGACTGGCTCGCCGAACACTGGCCGAAGACCGCCAGCGTGGTCATCGACGCGCAGTCCCCGGCCATGAGCCTGCTGCCCGAACTGAAGAAGGCGCATGTGAGGGTCACGGTGACGAACATGCAGGAGATGGGCCGCGCGTGCGGACGCTTCCTCGACATGCTCAAAGCCGGAACGCTCAAGCATCCACGGGACGAATACCAGCCGCAGCTGGCCGCAGCCGTCAAGGGCGCGACCACGCGCCCATTGGGACAGTCCGGCGCGATCGCCTGGAACAAACTCGGCAGCGATGTCGACATCACGCCGCTCGTATCCACCACACTCGCCCTGTATGGGGCGTTCACGACGAAACGACATCCGGGAAGACGACAGGAAGTGATGTTCTGATGGTGTTCTACATGGCCGACGGCACAACGGTAAGTGTCGCTCCGAAATTCACCGGCAGCAGCTACCTCGACACCGCAAGCGGAAACGTCGGCACCATCCTCGGCGTCGACGACGAGGACATGCCCATCATCCACGAACTGTTGCGCGTGTGGCGTGAGAAATACCCACGCAACCTGATCCGCGGAGCCTACTACGACTGCAAGGAACGATTCAAAGACTTCGGAATCTCCATCCCCGACCAGATCAAAAACAAGGTCGAGGCGATGATCGGATGGCCCGAACTGGCCGTCCGATCATTGAGCGACCTGAGCGACCTGGAAGGGTTCAGCGTATCCGGCGACGACACGATGGGCGTCAACGACCTGTTCGAGGACAACCAATTGGACGTGGCCACGTCAGAACTGATCGTATCCGCCTACAAGCACTCATGCAGCTTCCTGACCATCGCCGCAGACCCGGAGAATCCGGACCGGATCAGCATGATCCCACGCTCCGCCGACTGGTCCGCTGGAATCTGGGACCGACGCAACCACCGTCTGGCCGCGGCATTGACCATCACCGAGGACGACAAGGACGGACGAATCTGCGCGTTCAACGTGTGGCTCCCCGGCAAGGTCTACGAATGCTCCGGCCACCTGACCCCATGGCGGGCGGAGAAAATCGAAACGAACTTCGACCAGCCGACTGCCGTCGCGCTCGCCTACGACAGGCAGATGGACCGGCCATTCGGCCACAGCCGCATCAGCCGTTCGCTCATGAGCCTCGTCGACGCCGGATTCCGCACCGTGGTCCGCATGGAGGCGTCGGCCGAATTCTATTCCGTTCCGAAACTCTGGTTCATCGGAGCGAACAGGGACGCGTTCAGCAGCAACACATGGACGAGTCTCATCCAGGCGATCAACGCGATCACTGCGGACGAGAACGGAGAGCTTCCCCAACTGCATCAGGTGCAGCAGGCGTCCATGACGCCCCATTCGGACATGCTCAAGACCTTGGCCATGCTCGTCGCCTCGCAGACCCGAGTGCCGGTCGACTATCTGGGCATCACGTTGGACAATCCGACCAGCGCCGAGGCCATGGCATCCGCCGAACGACGGTTGACGCGCATCGCTGACAAGCAGAACGTGGCCTTCGGACGGGAACTCAAACGGGCCATGGGCATCGCCGTGGCATTGCGCGAAGGCGCGAACACGATACCCGACTCCATGCGCGACGTGCATCCGGTATGGGCGCCCACAAGGGAGATATCCGACGCGGCGCGCGCCGACGCGTTCACGAAGATCGCCGACAAGATCACCGGCTACGCCGACTCCGATGTCGGACTCGAACGTCTCGGCCTGACCCGCGAGGAAATCACCCGCCTACGCGCCGACCAGCAACGGCAGAAATCGGAACAACGCATCGACCAGCTCATGGACAGAAGCGCGGCGTCCTCGGAGGTGACGGATGGATCTGAACAATCTGGATCTGCCGGAACCGGCGAAAGCGCAGCTTCGTCAGAAACTGGAGAAACTGCATAGGGATTACGAGACTGATCTTGAGAATCTGACAGACGACGCCACCGACGCGATGGAATCCGCGAAACCGTTGGAACGACAAGACATAGTGCTCAGGTACACCCGCGATGCGTCCGAACGATCACGTAGGTACTACACTGACACCAGGAACCTGTGGCAGAAATACGCCGGCATCAAAATGCCGCCCTACGTCTCATCTACTTGCGACGAATATGAAGTGCTATACCGTCAGGTAGGCGGTTTCACTGGAACCGATTGGAATGGGCATAACTACACTAATTTGAAGCATGGCAACGCCAACGGGCTGACTGTTGAAGACCTTTGGCCCGACCTGAAGACGGTGGACGACTGGCAGCAGTTCATTGCCGACATGATGAGCAGGTCTGTACGATTGACCACGCAGAACAACCGCGACGCCGACGAGACGCATCCTGGATGGGCACGCGTCCCACGAGGCTCCAATCCTTGTGCATTTTGCGTGATGCTCGCCAGCCGAGGATTCGCATACACCAGTGAGGAAAGCGCGGACTTCGGCGGCTCTTTCCATAACGGCAAATGCCGTTGCATTCCCGTGTGCAGCTGGGGCAAGGACAAGATCTTCGGCTATGACCAAGCGAAGTATAAAGCCATGTACGATCAGGCCGTGCAAGCCATCAACGGCAACGCATTGGGAAAGAATTGGAAGTCCTCCGCCGAGGAAGCCGGAATCAAGTTGGATTCGGCCGACGCGAATGCCGTCACATTCGTTATGCGTCATAAGTTCCCTAAGCAATTGAGCGACGGGATCATGCCGAAGAAACGTGCGTCTTTCAAAGTCGAACATGATTTCACCGGCATGCGCGACGAGAAATCATTAAGCAAGAAAGGATGGGATGGAAGGCAGAAGGCGCTTGGCGTCCCAGTAGACGCAGACGTCCTTGAGATGCATGAAATCGTGTTCCTGGAACATTTCAAGTCACTCGGACAGCATTACGAATGGATTCCACGCGATACTTTGGGGCACAAATCGACGAATGACTTGAAATGGATTGAGCAAGACCTTGAGTGCGAGGTTAAGTCATCTCGGCAAAAACGCCCAGACTACGGATCCATTTCGAAGAACATCTCAAAAGCGGTATCCAAAGCCGAGCAGCATGGTGTCGTGAAGGATGCATTCATTGTGGATCTCACTGGATACTCGGTTCCGGAGAAACTGGTGACGCAACTTTCCCGCTATAACGCGCTGCATAAGAAAAACAAGATCAGACGTTTGTTCCTATTGGACAACAACGGGATGAGAGAAATCGAGCTGCAATAAAAACCCGGAGGCACTCCCGCACGAATAGGCTATTATTTCAAGTCTGCACGGGACCTCCGGTACTTCTATTTTACCAAAAACCATTGATTTCGGTGGATTGCCGGAGCAGACGAACGGACCCGACTGTAACTCGGGCGCTTCACAGCCGCGCAGGTGCGAATCCTGCATCCACCACTCGGCCAGCCATTCAGGTTGGCGGCGACCATGCGCCGTATCGCGTGGGAGGACCATACAGCGCACCGTGGCGCGGTCGAACTCGAATCCACGGGAAACAGCAAAGGAGAGCAGCATGTCCATCAGATTCCGATTCCCGGCACGCATCCGTCTCATCGACGGCGGTGGCGACGAGGGCGGTTCCAATGACGGTGGCGACGGCGGTGAGCCGAGGTCGTTCACCCAGGAACAGGTCGACCAGATCGTCGAGAAGCGACTGGCCAAGGAGCGCGGCAAGTACAAGGACTACGACGAGCTCAAGTCCAAGGCCATGAAACTCGACGAGATGGAGAACGCCGGAAAGAGCGAAATCGACAAACTCAAGGAATCGAACGCGGCGCTGCGCAAGCAGATCGACGACGCCGCGGCCGAGAAGCAGCACGCGGAATGGGTGTCCGAAGTCGCCAAAGACAAGGACGTTCCGGCCGAACTGCTGCGCGGCGGAACCAAGGAGGAACTCGAGGCGCATGCGGACCTCCTGCACGCGGCGCTGCATCCGGCATCCAAGCCGCCTCAGGTGAGGAACCAGACGGGCTCTCCATCGCACCAGAACAACAACAACAAGGACGCCGAAGAACTCTCGTACATCCACCAGCTCCTAGGCGAATAACCCAACCATCCGAAAGGACAAGCCATCATGGCGATGAAAACAGACCAGATCAAGCTCCCCGTGAGCGTGGCCACCGAAATCGTGAACAAGGCCAAGGACACCAGCACCATCGCGTCCCTGAGCCCCAGCACGCCACAGATCTTCTCCGACGCCGACTACCTCGTGTTCAACGGCAAGAGCGAAGCCGAGGTAGTGGCCGAAGGCGCGGTCAAGAGCAGCTACGAGCAGACCGTGGACTCCGTCGTGGCGAAGCGCTTCAAGGTGCAGACCACCACCCGCGTCACCAGCGAACTCCAGTGGGCCGACGAGGACAACCAGCTGCAGATCATCCGCAGCATCCAGGCCGATCAGGCAGCCGCACTGGGCCGCGCCCTCGACTACGTGATCTACCATGCGATCAACCCCAAGACCGGTGAGGCGCTCTCCGGATTCGACCCATTGAGCACGTCCGCCGTGCAGGTGATCGCCACCGAGGATGAGATCGGCAACGTGGACGCTTTGGCCGACGCGCTGAACGACTCCTACGACATCAACGGTGTCGCCCTGTCCAAGACCTGGGCGTCCCGCCTGCGCAAGCTGCGCGTCCCCTCCACCGGCATGCGCTTCTACCCGGAGATCCCGCTGAACCTGCAGGCCGGCAGCCTGGACGGCATCACCGCCGCGACCTCCGGAACCGTCAACGGCCGACTGGCCAAGACCCCGACGAAGGTGCTCGCGTTCATGGGAGATTTCAGCCTCATCAAATGGGGCATGGTCCGCGATCTGACCAGCGAGATCATCGCCTACGGCGATCCGGACCAGACCGGCGTGGACCTGAAGGCCCATAACCAGATCGCATACCGCACCGAGGCGATGTACGCGTTCGCGATCATCGATCCGAAGGCGTTCGCCGTACTCAAGGCCACGGAATGAGGTGAACGATGAGTTTCCCCATCCAGACCCTTGTGGTCAATCCGTCAGGTAAGAAGAAGCATACGATCGGACCGTTGGACGCGCAGGTGAGCCTTGTCAACAAGGATGGCACGGACTTCTCCGCCGGATCCAGCGCCTACGAGCTGCCGGCGGCCGGCGAGGACACCCTCGGCGGCATTAAGCAGTACGCGCCCGAACAAGCGATCGGCAACGTCGACAGCAACATCGCCGAGGCCGCGGCGGACACTCCGACCAAGGACGAATTCGACAAACTCGTCACCGCGTTCAACACGTTGGCGAAACAGTTCGACGACATCATCGCCGGCCTCGTATCCGCCGGGGTGGTCAAACTGCCGGACAAGAAGTGACCATGACGGACGAGCCCGACATGTTCGCCACCTCCGACGACCTCGAACGGAGGTGGCACAAGCTCACCGACGAGGAACTCGAGAAAGCCGACACGCATCTCGCGGACGTGACCGACTACATCAAGGAACGCTCCCCGAACTGGCGGCGGCTCCTCGACGAACGGCCACGACTGTTGACGAAGATCACCTGCGACATCGTCCGCAGGATCATGCAGGCCGACCCGTACGACATTCCCGGCGGCATCACGCAGATGAACCAGACCACCGGCAGCTTCAGCGAACAATACAGTTTCGGAGCGCCCACCGGCGACCTCTGGCTGCGCGACGACGAGAAACGCATCCTCGGCATCAACGCGCAACGCGCGTTCAGCGTCGACATGGCAACGGGGGAGACGTCCTAGTGGAAACCATCGAAATCTGGCGCGGCCAGCCCACCACCGACACGGACGGCAACCCCATCCAAGGCAAGCCCGTCCCCGTCGGCACATTCCAGGCGCTGGTCGAACCAAACTCCACCACCGACCAGACCGAGGAAAACGCCAATCCACAAACCATCGAATACACGATCCGCATCCGCGGCAGCCAGCCGACAGGCATCCAAACCACCGACCTGATCAAAGTCAGAGGCATCCTCCTGCCCGTCAAAGGCAAACCGCAAGTGTGGAACAACATCCACGGACGCCACATCGGCGACGTCATCACCGTAGGCGAACGGAAAGGATAAGCATGGCCAAACGATGCAGATTCGTATTCAACCGCAAGGCATTCAGCCAACAGGTGCTGAAGAACGAGACGCTGCGCTCGCGCATGCGTGACTCGGCCAACGAGGCCGTCACCGACAGCCGCTGCATGGTGCGCGACCATAACGGCGCGAACCGCAGCGGCGTGGCGATCATCTGCCCGGCACCGGTGGAGAAGGCGCACGGCACGCTAGAGGACACGCTCGGAAGGATGCGCGTATGAGCATCCCGGTCACTCCCCGGCGCACGGAACCCCTGCTCCTGCCCAAACTGAGGACACTGTTCCCGGACGTGACGTTCGACACCATCGAACGAAGCGACCTCGAACCTCCCTTCACCGAAGCCACTCTGGCCGACTCCATGCAAGGCATGAGCACCCCAATCTCGCAGTACGTGCGGCTGCGGCTGAGCGTGCGATGCATGAGAGAGGACCATACGGGCGACTGGGACAAGGCCGCACGCCTGTGGGCCGACATCGCGAGGGAGATCATCGGGCTCGGAAACGTCGCGCCGCTCATCGACGCGTCACTCGAATCCGGGCCGGTACGCATGACTGACGAGGACAAGAGACTGGTGTGCGCGTACGGCGTGCTCCTGCTCGAGGTCACCGTCAACTGAAACACAACCAAAGACAACGTGCCGCCACACGCGAAGAACGGAAAGGTGCAGACGAATGTCTGACAACAACGAAAAAACCACCGTCGCCGCGCAGGGCGCGACCGACTACGGGTACGTGTCCAGCGGCAACACCGCAGGCAACGTGCGCCTGATCAAGAACTACGCGCTGTTCCTGTTCCCCAAGGGCGACAGCACGTTCGTGGCTCCGACCGGAGTGGCCTGGACCCCGCCGGCAAGCAAGAAGCCGATCGGCTACTCCACGGAGGACGGCGCCGTACTGCATCCGGAACCGGGCGACAGCACCGACTACAAGGCCCACAACGGCGACATCGTGCTGTCCGACACGGATCCGGGCTACTGGACCCTGCAGCTCGCCGCCATGGAGGGCCGCAAGGATGTGGTGTCGGCCTACTTCGACGTGGACATCGAAACGGACGGCGGCATCAGCATCAAGGGCGCCGGCCTGAAGAAGGAGTGGATCCTCGTGCTGGTCGCGCTCGACCAGCAGGACCGTCCGTTCCTCCTGTACGGCACCAACGCGAAGGTGAGCGACCGTGACGACGTGAGCCTGAAATCCAGCGAGATCATGAACTTCAGCATGACGTTCAAGATGCTCAAGGGCACCAACGGCGAACAGTTCCACGCATGGGGCCTCGTCACTGAAGACGCCAAGTGACCCATTGATTCTTCCCGTGCGGCCGATGGCGGTCGGCCGCACGGGACACCCATTCAACCGCCAACCATTAGAACGGAGCCAACATGAGCGACAAAGAATACCATGTCGTGGACGTAGACCTGGACGACGCGGAAGAGCTCAAACCCGACGTGCACCTCGAGGTTGCCGGCGTCAAACTTGACCTGCCGAACCTCAACAACGCGGAACTGCCCATCGAACTCGTCCAGGCCATCCTCCTGGTCAAGAGCAAGCCCGCATTGTCCGACGAGGAAAACATGGCCTGCGTGAGCACGTTCCTCGCATACTTCCAGACGATGCAGCCGAACTTCTGGAACGTGCTGCGCAAGACCAAACGTCCGATGGCCTACCTCACCGCGACCATCAAGGCGTGGGCCGAGGAATCCGGACTGGACCCAAAAGCGTTTACCTCGCCCACCTCTGGAACAACAATCGCGCGGCACTAGCCTACGACTGGATCCGAGCGTACGGGCAGATCTACAGGCCCGTACGCTTCCAGGAATGGGTTGAAGGCCAACGTCCACGAGTCGATTGGGGTCTCGCCTGGGCGTTGACCCGCGAAATCCTCAAGGACCATACGAGCCACTCGTGGATGGCGTTGCAGAACGCCGTCTATGCGCCCGACGGAGCCGAACAGGCCATGTGGCTGACCGCTCCCGAGCAAAAGAAACGCCCATGGTTCGACCACGAGCACGACCCGCTCCGCCCACCAACCCCGACGCACAACCTCACCCGCCGTCAACGCGAGGACAGGGAACGGCTCAAAGCCTACTTCCACATCAACGACGACCTCTGACTCCGACCGCCATCGGAATCCCAACCTACGAATAAGGAAACACGATGGCAGCACAGGACATAGGCGTCGCATACGTCCACGTCGAACCATCCGGCAAAGGATTCGGCAAAAGCATCGAAGGCGACATCGGCGACGCCGTCAACAAAGCCTCCAAGAAAAGCTCCAACACCCTCATCTCGAAAATCGGCGGAGCATTCGGCAAAATCGGCAAGGTCGGCACCGGCGCGATCGCCACCCTCGCCGGCGGCATCACCGCCCTGGCCGCCAAAGGCGGCTTCACCCGCGCCCTCAACATCGAGAACGCGCAAGCCAAACTCAAAGGCCTCGGCCACGACAGCGCGAGCGTCACCGAAATCATGAACGACGCGCTCGCCTCCGTCAAAGGCACCGCGTTCGGACTGGGTGACGCCGCGACCGTGGCGGCAAGCCTGTCCGCTTCCGGCATCAAGGAGGGCGGGGACCTGACCAAGGTTCTCAAGACCGTGGCCGACACCGCGCAGATCAGCGGCAGAAGCCTCACCGACATCGGCATGATCTTCGGTTCCGTCGCCGCCCGAGGCAAACTCCAGGGCGACGACATGCTCCAGCTCATGTCGAGCGGCATCCCAGTCCTCCAAATGCTCGGCAAGCATCTGAACAAGACCAGCGCCGAAGTGTCCGACATGGTCTCGGACGGCAAAATCGACTTCCAAACCTTCGCCGACGCCATGCAGGAAGGCCTAGGCGGGGCCGCACTATCCGCAGGCACCACATTCACCGGCGCCCTGGCCAACGTGAAAGCCGCGTTGAGCCGACTCGGAGAAACAGCCGCCACGCCAGTCCTCGACGGCTTACGCGGCCTGTTCAACCAAGCCATCCCACTCATCGACACATTCACCGCGGCCGTCACACCAACCCTGCAAAAAGTCGGCGCGGCACTCCAACAAGGTCTCGAGAACGCGATACCCGACACACAGGCGAAACTCAAAAACCTTGGCGACACGATCTCCAACATTCCCGGCTTCCAGATGCTCGCCTCTGCGACGGCCAGCCTCAAAAGCCAACTCACTGGCCTCTGGAACGCAATCACATCACTCATAGGCGGACTCAACAATGGCGGCGAAGCCGCCACAATGTTCTCCACAACCGCCGGCGCGCTCGCGGGAGTGGTCGCTTCGGTCGCGCAGGTGTTGTCGAACGCGGCGGGGTGGGCGAAGACGTTCGTCAACACGTTCATCGAGACGGGCGCGTTGCAGCCGTTCCTTGAAAGCCTGACCGGCGTCATCTCCGGCTTGGGCTCGCTGGTTTCCGGATTGGCGGCCGCGGTCTCGCAGGCCTTCGGCTTCAACGACAGCGCGCGCACCGCCAGTTCCGCGGCGCAGAGCTTCGCCGGACTGTTGAACACTTTGACCGGCGTGCTCATGACGGTGGGAGGCTGGCTGCAGTCGGTTGGACAGTGGGCTCAGCAGAACGGCGCACTGGTGTCCGGCGCGTTGAAGGCCATCACCATCGCATTGCTCGCAGTCAAGGGCTGGGACATCGTATCGGCCGGACTGAAAACGGTTTCCAGTGGGTTGAAGGCCATTTCCGCGACTGCCTCCGGTGTGGAGAAGACCGCCACGGCCGCTTTCGACCTGATTGGCAAGATCTCCGACGCGGGAAGCGCGGCTGGAGGACTGAAGCAACTCGCCGGCTCGTTCAATATTGTCAAGGCAGCCCAATCGGCGTGGAGCGCGGTGACCAAGGCTGCTACCGCCGTGCAGCTGGCATTCAGCGCTGCCTTGGATGCGAATCCGATCGGCATGCTTGTCGTAGCCATCGGCGCGGTCGTCGCCGCGCTGACATGGTTCTTCACCCAAACCGAAACCGGCAAACGACTCTGGAACAGCTTCGCCACATGGTTCATGGGAATCTGGAACCAGATCAGCACCGCATGCCAGCCAATCCTGCAAGCCATCGCCACATTCATCACCCAGACCATGAGCCAAATCCAGCAAATCTGGCAAACCGGATGGACACTCATCACCACCATCCTCCAAAACGTCTGGAACACGATCGGCCCCATCATCATGATCGCACTCGCCGCGATCATCACCGGCATCCAAACATTCATCACCACCATCACACCACTCCTGCAAGCCGGAATACAGAACATCCAAACCATCTTCCAAACCGCCGCCACAATCATCAGCACGGTCTGGAACGGACTATGGAACACCATATCCACCGTCGTACAAGGCGCATGGACCATCGTCACCACAATCATCAGCACCACACTCGCCGTCATCCAAGGCATCATCCAACTGGCGCTCGCGGTCGTCAACGGGAACTGGAGCGCCGCGTGGTCGGCCATCCAGGGCATCGCGTCGGCAGTGTGGGGCGGCATCCAAGGCGTCGTTTCCGCGGGAGTCGGCATGGTCAGTGGCGTGGTATCCGCCGCATGCTCGACCATCCGAAGCGTGTGGGCCGCGTTGTGGAATGGTGTCAGAAGCATTGTGTCGAGCGTCTGGGGCGGCATCGTCGGCACCGTAAGCAACATGGTTGGCCGTGTCGGGAGTGTCGTGAGCGGGATTGGCGGAACCGTCCGGAGCGCGGTGTCCGGCGCGGGAAGCTGGCTCGTCAGCGCGGGACGCAACATCATCCAGGGATTGATCAACGGCATCACAGGAATGGTCGGCTCGTTGTATTCCAGCATCACCAACGCGTTGTCGGGCTTGGTGGACAAGGCCAAGAGCGCTTTGGGCATCCACTCGCCGTCGCGTGTGTTCCGCGACGAGGTAGGTGCGATGGTCGGACGTGGCATGGCATTGGGTATCGACGATTCCGCGCATGTGGTCAGCTGTTCCATGGATTCGCTCGTCTCCTCGATGAGCCTCGACGGCACGGACTGGTCGAAGACCGGACGATTGAACGTCACCACGGCCACGCCATCGGATTCCGACAGACTATGGGAAACCGTCATCGGCAGGATGGACACGCTGATCGAAGCCGTCGAAGCGGCGACGGCCGACGACCGGCCGTTCACCCAACGTGACTTCGCAAGACTCGTAAGGAGCGTGGCATGAGAACCCTGAGCTACGTGAGCGGCGCAACAGGCGAGTCGATTGGTTTCGAAGGGCCGCTCTATGGCGAGACACTCACCGGACTGCGCGCCCGCATCTGGGATTACAGCCTCGCCTCGCGCGGCATCACGGGCATCACACGCAAGACACGCGAGACGACCATCACCGTGAAGATCCACGATTCTCCGGAGACGCTCAACCTATTGCGCCGCCTCTCGGACGCCGACATGGCATCCGGGAACCCGGGCACGCTCATCGCCGACGGCGAATGGGAGGCCAAAGCGTGGATCACGAAAAGCGAGCCGCAGTCCATCACGCCCACGATGGTCGAGACGCAGTTGACCATCGTGCTGGCCGATGGCGTGTGGCGCCGTCCGACCATGACGCATTTCACGCCACGATACGATTTCGGAACCTCCGACCTTGACTATCCATATGATTATCCGCATGATTTCGCCGGCATGGCATTGGGTGCCGAGATCGTCAACGACACATCCATCCCGCAGCCGGTCAAGCTCACGATATTCGGACCGTGCACAAACCCGTACGTCATCATCGGAAACAACCGATACGAGGTCGACGTGACCGTACCATCCGGCTCACGTCTCGAAATCGACGGCACCGGCGATGTCAGGACCGTCACCATGGTCAGCGGCACCGGGCTCGCCACCAACTGCTTCGCACAGGCTGTGCGAGGGTCGGGCAAGGATTCCGGCCGGTACGTGTTCCAACCGCTCGCGCCCGGAACACAGCCGATCAGCTGGCCGGGAGGATTCCAATTCGACTTGACGGTCTGCGAGGAAAGGAGCGAACCGCCATGGACCTGATCGTCACCGACGCCACAGGCAAACCCGTGGCGAGCCACGCCTCATACACGCTCGACCTCGCGTTCGGCAGCGGGGAGAACGACTTCGACCTGCAGGTCGAAGACGCCGCGCTCAAGGCGGGAAGCCGCATCATGATCGACGGCACCGAGTACGGCGGCATCATCGACGACACGGATGTCGACGTGGACGGAGGCCTGTCCACCGTCACATGGCATGGCCGCGACTGGCATGGAGTGCTCGCCTCGAAGATCATCGAACCGGACAGGAACAACGATTACCTCACCCTGTCCGGCACGATTCCCGTCATCATGCGCACGCTCGTCAGCCGTGCGGGATTGCAAGGCCTGTTCACCGTCACCGACGAAAGCGCCGACCACAAGACCACCTGCCGGTTCGACCGGTACGTGGACCTGTACAGCGGTCTGGTCAAGATGCTCAGGGCAAGCGGACTCAAACTCCGGTTGCGTAATGACGGCGACAAGGTATCCATGAGCGCCATGCCCGTCCGCACGATCGGCGACAGCATCGACTCGGACCTCATCGACTTCACCGCCAAACAGGCGGCGCACCCGATCAACCATCTCATCTGCCTGGGCAAGGGCGAACTCAAGGACCGTACCGTCATCCACTGGTACGCCGACGCGAACGGCACGTTCAGCCACACGCAGACCCTCAAAGGCCTTGACGAACGCACCGCCACATACGAGTTGTCCAACGCCGAAGCCGACGAGCTCGAGGACAAGGGCAGGCAGAAATTCCAGGAACTTCGGAACACCAGCACCATCGACGTGGACATTCCCGACGGCATCGACGCGGACGTCGGCGACCTGGTAACGGGCCGTGACAACAACACGGGCCTCGTCGTCACGGCCGAGATCTCCAAGAAGATCGTCAAGGTTTCGGGAGGCGTGCTCACCGTCACCTACGAATCCGGAGGCGCCAGCGCCGGCGGCAACAGCGGAGAATCCTCCATCGGGGATGGTGGCCACGCCTACTACGCGGGAGCCGGCCTCAAGCTTGATAATTGGACCTTCAGCGCCGACGTGACCAGACAGGACATCGGTGCGCTTAATACGGCGTTGGCGGGCAAGCAGCCGAAAGGCGACTACATCACCGGCCTGAGAATCGGTTCGGTGGACACGCTCGCACCAGGCGCGCAGGCCAGCGCGTCGCTTACCGGAGATGGCAGCGACAAGACCCTGAACCTGGGGCTTCCGACAGGCGGTCAGGGCGCGCAGGGGCCAAAAGGTGAGAAAGGCGATCAGGGGCCGCAAGGCGAAAAAGGCGAGAAGGGTGATACCGGGTCCAGAGGAGCGACTGGAGCGGCCGGTGAACGCGGTCCACAGGGCTTGGCAGGCCCGGAGGGGCCACAAGGTCTGCAGGGCCTGCGCGGGGAGAAGGGCGACGCTGGAGCGGCCGGTCCTACAGGGCCGCAAGGCCCCGCAGGTCCAACCGGTCTAACGGGGTCCACCGGCCCGCAAGGACCGGTCGGACCGGTTGGTCCGCAAGGCAAGCAGGGAATACAAGGAGTCCAAGGCATCCAAGGTCCGCAGGGCGAAAGAGGTGAAAAGGGCGACAGCGGCATATCCGCTCCCTCGAACGGCTTCTTCACACTCAGCATGGAAGGCGACGGTGACCTATATGTGAATTATCCGGATAATACGAGCCCACCATCGTTCACTTGGGATCCCAAGAGCGGCGACCTGTATGTGGATATACCAGAAAGGTGATTAATGACCAGGCTTCTAATCGGTAATATCAAAGGCCCCAAAGGAGACAAGGGCGATACCGGTGACACCGGGCCGCAAGGCAAGCAAGGAATGAAAGGCGATACGGGAGCCGTCGGTCCCCAAGGACCTAAGGGCGATACTGGTGACACTGGCCCACAAGGCAAGCAAGGCGTCCAGGGCGTTAAAGGCGACGTCGGCCTTCCGGCGCTCGTGATGAAAAAGATACTCGTTGGCGAATATCCGGCAGGCGCCATATTCACGGGAAACGTGAGCGAATGGTTGAACCGAACACCACTCGTCAATGAATATTCGACCGCATTGTCAGGTGGCGGAAAATACAGCATCATCTGGCAGTGCGTTTCGCAATCCGGCGGCCAGTTCCAAGGGAAGACGGTTTCCAGGCAGTCCATCATCGGAGCGCAAGGCCCTGTCGGCCCGCAGGGTCCGAAGGGTGACGTCGGCCCGCAAGGTGTGAAGGGCGATACCGGCGAGATCGGGCCTAAAGGAGCCACTGGAGCTGCCGGACCTACCGGTCCGCAAGGTCCTGAAGGGCTGAAGGGCGACAAGGGTGACAAAGGCGATGTCGGCCCCTCCGGAGAAGGAGGCCCTACCGGCCCGCAAGGTCCGAAAGGCGACACCGGCCCTGCCGGACCTACCGGAGCAACAGGCCCCACCGGGCCGCAGGGTAAACAGGGAATACAGGGAGCGCAGGGACTGCAGGGCCCACAGGGGCCGACAGGACCGCAGGGTGCCAGCGGCGTGACGGCACCAACCTCCGGATTCTTCACACTGCAGGTCGACCCGAACGGAGACCTGTACGCCGTGTACGCGGACACGGCCACCGCGTCAGAAGCTCCCGTCTCCTACGATCCGGCGACGGGCGACCTGTACTACATGATCAATGACGGAAAGTAAGGAGCGCATATGACGAAGATTCTGCTCGGCAACGTCAAAGGCCCCAAAGGCGACACCGGACCGCAAGGCAAGCAGGGAGTGCAAGGACCGCAGGGCCCTGCCGGCGCCACTGGCGCGACCGGGGTCACCGGAGCGAAAGGAGAGGCCGGCCAACGCGGCGAGACCGGGTTGCCTGCCTTGATCATCACACGCATACTATCCGGATACTGGACGTCCGCATGCTCGGATTTTGACTGGCGGGCACTCAGTTTCAACCGTGCCCCGGTCGTAGGCGAATACTTCTTCGCCATGACCAATGGCGGCAAGAACCTGATGTACGCGCAGATCACAGCCACCGGGAAAAACGTGACGTTCAAACCGGTTTCCAACACAAGCCTCGTCGGACCGAAGGGCGACAAGGGCGAGACGGGCATGAGCGCAAGCCAGGCGTTCATCGCCGCCCACCCGGTCGGCTCCCTCTACTGGACCACCGCCACAACAAATCCGGGAACCACCTACGGCGGCACTTGGAAGGAATGCAACACCATCCTTCCAGGACACATCTACCAGCGCACAGCCTGAAAGAGAAAGGAACATCAATGGCACGAACCACGAACATCACCAGATACACCTGCGACCGATGCCACGCCTCCGCATACCTCGCCGACGGTGACCCACGCACCTCCAGCGACTGGCACGACATCACCCACACCACCGTCGACGGAGTCGCACAGGGCGCGCTCGTCTGTACCGCATGCTGGCAGACGTTCAAAGCGCTGGCAGCCACGCAGGACGCCGCCTACGCCGCATACCTCAACAACACAACAGATAGGAAGGAATGACCATGACCATGAATCTCATCACCGGCAAGGCCGGCGCTCCGCACATCACATCCAGCGACCAAGGAGCCATGCAGGCCGGACTGGTCGGAAACGGCAACTACCTGCTGCAAGGCAGCGACGGCAAATTCCCCGCCGTGACCATGCAGTCAGCAAACAAAGCGCTCATCCCGGTCCTCAACCTTGTGATCGAAGGACGATACGCACGCGTCACCGCGGCGGAGACCGTCACGATCGAAAGCGGAGTCACGGGACGGAACCGCAACGACCTGATCTGCGTGAAATACACGCGAGGTTCGAACAACATCGAAACGATCGCGCTCGCTGTGTTGAAGGGCACCGCCACCAGTGGCACGGCGGCTGATCCCACGGTTCCGTCGGGTAGTATCCTGAACAATTCCGGTACCGTGTGGATTCCGATCGCCCGCATTCCAATCAGTGGCATCACCGCTGGAACTCCTGTCATGCTTGTCAAGCAGTTGCCTCCGATGAGCCAACTGTGGGATTCCGTAACCCTCACCAGATCGAACCAGAATTGGAACGTGAATTACCGTACCGCGCTGGTAGGCAAGCTGTTGATCGTCGCATTCCACGCAATCCGAGTCGGTAGCGACTGGAATGCGGCGAAAGAATGGGAGACATCCCCGCTTTTCACACTCCCAGCCGGTTTGGAGGCGGCTTTCGAGGTGCATTGCGCCGCAGTATCCAGTTCGAGCATCGGATTGCATGGCGTCGAAGTGCAGGTGGCGCAGCACACCATCGCCTTGCGTTCCTCGGGAAAGATGACAGTAAGCGCAAACGGGGGATGGGTCGAAGGCTGTATCACGGTGCCACTTGTCTAGGAGAACGTCACTCCACTAGGAATCGGCATGGAAAAACGCTGTATCAGGATGTTATCCCTGCCAACCCCGCCAAGTAACGTAATACTGCCATCTGGATTCCAATTCGCTTGCTTGTTGTAGTGCGGATCCGCAAGACTTGATCCAACACATCCCAGTCCAATTGTGGCCGATGGACGTATCCCTGACTGATATAACCAGACCCTATAGTTCGAGACTTCGACGGTTGATTTGAAAGAGCTCAAATCGACATACAGCATGTTGCCCTTGACGGTAATCGTGTTGGATCCACCATATAGGGCGCCAACAAACGATCCTGTGTCCTGAAACTTAAAGGTAGCAGTGAGGGCTACGGAAAGCTAGAAATCATGGGATTGGGAAACAAAGCGTGCCGACGCAATCCTGATTGCTGCCAACGTCTCCCATGTTCGCCACTCGGATAGTTCCATCAGCTCTGGCCGTGAGGCTTCGCGCCGTTTGCCCATTTGATACAAGGCAGACAGTCGACAAGTCAACGATGGGACGATACCAGGACGCGAGCTTTACCGGACATTCAACAGCATCCCAACTGCCCGAACCGATTTTCCCACTGAACTTGATCAAAATCATCCTGCCGTTACGCATGATGATCCAATTGGAATCCTGGTACAGGGTTACGGAAAGCTATTGCAGTGCCATCCAACAGCCGTGCGCCGTGGAGTAAGCGGATTTCGGGTCGCCAAGCATCTG